CCGTACCAGCCATGCCAGCCACCACTAGTGCGCGCCCTAATCCAGTCGGGCGTGTGATCTACTAGCGTCCAGCCTTCGTTGCCATCGCGCACACGGGCCTCGATCAGCGCATCATGGGCGATCTTCATCTGATCGACGCGGATTGCCCGTGCCTGCACTTTGTCCTCGATCAGCGGGATTGCCAAGCGTGCAGCAAGTGCCGCTGTGAAAGCGCGGCGGAACAGCGGGTCCCAGGCATCTGGGTACTGTACTAGGCCGGTGTAGACAAGCATCGCGCCCAGCTGATTGGTCGCGATAACTCGCGTGCTCTCAGGATTGTGTCCCTCGACCCGCTCCCAATCGCTCGCAATATCGTTCACCAGCGGAGCATCGGTTACAAGAAAAGGAGCTGGACGGTTCCATGCTGGTTGCGCGTGGAGGGGAGCACCACTCGCATCCAACGCATACGCGTCTAGCCCAAGTACCCATCGCGCATGTACGCAATCGTTCGGCCACTCGTACATATAGGCCCAGGGCAGCGGCACACTTCGATTAGTGTGGTACTGTCCGCAGCGGTCGCCACGCATGTCTATCTGTCGCTGACGGCGCGCGAAGTTCCAGGGTGCAGCGGCGAACATCGCCCTCAAAATAGGGTCGTAGGTACGGCGCGCTACAGTGCTTGCCTTGGACCCCTCATAGAGATCGCCTATTTCCTCGATGCCGATCTCGTCCAGCGCCTCGTTTACGATGTCTTCAGGCTGACTTGGCATCCTTCTGCTCCTGTTGATGCGGCTGCGGATGCCCCAGCGCGACCTCGAATTTCTTAGCCAAAGTGATTATCATCAACTCGGTAAAATCCTCGTACCAAATATCCGGGTTATGGGTGTGAACAATGCAAGTCAGTATCGGGGCTGGGTCATTACCAAGCAGGACGTATGTCTGGTCAGCACCAGTTTTGACCCGGAACCGCATCGCCCTCGGCCGCCACACCGGCAGTGTATGGGGGCGTGGCTTCAGCGCCAGTGGCACCAAGCACGTTTCCGGTTGCTCGTACTCGTAGAGCCACGGAAGGTCTGGGTACAGACCGGCTTCCCAGGGAGTTTGCTCGTCATAGCCAAGGGCGGGCGCGCTCTTAGTAAAAGTGAGCGCCACGTCCTCGCGTGCCCATTCCGGCTGGGTCCGCACCAGCAATGCGTCGCGTGTTTCGGCCCAGCAGTCGAGGGCGACACGCGAGGCGACACTGCCTTCCCAGATCGTGCCGACGTGGCGCTTGTAGCCGATCCGGTCGAGCGCCTGATTGATAATGCTCTCGATTGACATATCAACTGTCTCGCATCTTGCCGATCCCGGCGAACCCCAACGCCTCGTCCAGCTTGATCTTCGATGCCTCGATCCGGTTCTCGAGGGCAAAGGCCAAAGCGCTGGCAAGCATCCGAACGAAGCTCTGCCGGAAGATCGGGTCCCACAGACTTTCGATAGCAGGCTTGGTACACATGATCAGCACGATCTTTTCCGAGGTCATGATCTGCCGCGTATCAAGATCGCCTAAGATGTTCCATTCGACTGGGTGTGGATCAAGCTTGTCATCATCGTATCTTGCTGGAATCACCTGTCGAACGCGCAGCACATCCGCAGGGTATGCATAGGCGTAGGCCCAGGGCGGCACATCGTCCGAAAGCTCGACCGGCGTTATCGTGTTCAGGGAAAAGTCGTAGTCGCCCTCGGTCAGCAGGAAGTCACGGATCGGGTTGTAGAGCAGGCTGACATATGTTGCCTCGGCGCTGCCGTCGGTCAGCGACGTGATTTTGGAGCGCGTACCGATCTGGGCTAGCGCTTCCTTGGCAACCTCGAGCTGTGTGGTCATCAGGATGTCGGGACCAGCTCGCCAAACGGCGTAGCGATCGTCATTTCCTCGCCGTTGGTCATGACTAGATCACTCCAGCCCGGATCTTCCCCGCAGGGCGAGGCCTCCATTATGCAGCGTATGGCGAGAGCGATCGGCTCGGCATCGACCACGCCAGTGACCACTCGGCGGGTCAGGATGAACTCGTCGCGAGAAAGCGGCATAACATAACTCCTGTTATGGGCCAGTTGTAGGCAGGACCAGCGGGCCGCCATCGAGCATATACGACAGAACTCCCTGCACGATCGACGTGTTGGTAAAGTCGCCATCGGACATCTCGATAAACCCGCGATCGTTGGTAGCCTGCTTGTACAGCTTAATTTCCTTACTAGATGCACCACTCGCTGCATACATAGGACCAGTAAGCGATGTCATATTCGCGCCGCCCATTATTGTCGATCCGACACCAGGTCCGTAACTAGCCTGGAACGGCAGCCCGCGTATCGTTGCGTTTCCGAACGCCGTACCTTTGTTGCTAAGCCCGATATAAAATGCCACCGTGACCAAATCACCCTTGCGCTGCCAGTTACATATCGGCGTGCCTGAGCTATAAGCCATACCATTATTTGCGTTGCCAAAATACAAGCCCATTCCAGGGGCGCAGTTGTACTGGTTAAGCCCAGGAATGTCGAGGTTTACATAGCCAGTCGTTGTATTGATGTTGAGGCCTCCGGTTCCGCTGACATTTAAACCGCTCCAATCACCGCGCAATGCCATATTCTCCCAGCGATTGCCGCTCAGTACTGCGGTCGAGCCGGTGTGCCCAGTCAGGTCGATGCCGGTCCCGGTTGTTATGAACTCGTTACCAGTTATCAAAACACCGCTCATACCTGGCGGATTGAGGGTGAAGTCGGCCCAGTCTGTTACATTGTTGCCGGTAAAATTCATCGAGTTGACGCTGGTGGCGGCGTCCAGCCGGAAGAAGCTGGCATTCGGTGTGAAGCCTCCATAGAACCGAGAGTTAGATACCTGCAACCCGTTAAGGTTGACCAAAGTGCTATCGGAGCAAAATATACTGCGTGCTTGCTCAACGGTGATCGAGTTGAATACCCAATTCGAGGTCGGTCCATCCTGTCCGCCACCAATTCCTGCCCAACGAACCAGGCAGTCGGAGATTAACCCGGAGCCGTTATTAAACTGCGAATTAGAGACGTAGACCGTATTTGGGCCGTCGCCGTGTCCCCCTGTTATCCACATAAACTCGTTACGCGCGACATCGAGATTGCCATTGCACCCAAACCTCGACTGATTGATGCGGGTTTCGCGCCAGCCGTCGATCTCAATATCCGTACTGGTAATTCCACAAGTCAATACGCGATTGAGATAAGCCGCCACTCCATAAGGTCCGTTCAGATCGTAGAGGCGAATGCCGACATTGCTGCGATAAATACCAACATTCTCCACGACAGTGTACATGCCGCCATTCAGCAAGACGCCAACAACATCATCTGGGATTGTACCAGCGGCGCGATCGACCCCCACATTCTCCAACACACTCTGATTGTTGTTGCCATCGAGGCGGATGCACGGCGTCACGGCCAGGTCGCACTTGATCGTAAAACCGCCGGGCGTGTTGGCGTTAGTACCCATCGAGGCGCTGTTGCGCCCTTTCAGCGTGGATCCTCCTGGCACCACAACTGTCGCACTGGAACGGCATACGCCGACATCCGGTCCCGTGACCGTCTTGGCCCCCAGCATTGCCTTGCCGAGCGCCACTGCATCGTCAGTCGTGCCGTCACACTTGGCGCCCCACACCTGAACAGAGGGCGCCTCGGAAGAGAAATCCGCAATCCAGCATCCTGTGCCGGTTGGCTGTACCTGTGCCCCATCGTCTGCTGCGGCACAGTTGCTCCCCGACCAGTTGTAGGTAGCAAGCCCACCATCGCCCGCTGTATAGAATCCTAGTCTAATGATGATTTTACCATCTTCCCCAGTGACACCCTTAAGCGCAGCGTTGCTGGCGACTACAGCATACGCTCCCGATATGCCTACTGTGAGTGGCGTCTCGTATACGGTGCCATTGATCTCGATTTTAAGCTTGTCGTGCGGCGGCAGCTTAGTCCCATCAAGTTTTAGAGTACCAGTAGCGGCGTCGATACACATACGGTAGTAACCACCGGCGACATCGATCGGCGCGCTGTAATCGCATCGCCCACCGACCACACTGTCGCCGGTTGTAACCGTTTGCCCGGTCAGCCCACCATTAACCGTTGCCCCCTGGCGCGCGCGGTTGTTGCCACGGAACATCATAGGAGAGTCCTTGAGGACAGTCCCCTCTTGAGTGATCGCGTTCTGGGCCACAAGCGGCCAAGGGACAAGCAGCATTAGTGCGGCGACAAGTAGTGCTTTCATCCAGAACTCCGCTGAATATCCTGCCGCATCGCGTCGATCTGCTGCGCTTCCAGCTCCTCGGCCCCAATGACGGCATTGCGCGCTTCTGTGTTAGTCAGGATAAGCTCATCGAGTTTAAGCTGAATGGCGCTAGTATCACGGCTTTGCGTACTCTGAATCAGAAACACCATGAGGAACGTAATGATTGTGGTACCAGTGTTTATCACTAGTTGCCAGGTATCGGACCAGCCGAATAATGGCCCGGTTACTGCCCATACCACAATCGTCAGTCCAGCTGTTCCGAACGCCCACGGGCTGCCGGCTGCGTGTTCAACTCCTCGAGCAAAGCGAGGAAACATTAGCGGCGGCCGATGGGTGGCCCAGCCGGATCATCGCGGATGATGTCTATCTCTCGTTCCGCCTCATCCCAGAACCGCTGGTCCTCTCCGTCAGGTTGTCCAGCCTTTTCCCAGAGCTCATGGGCGCGCTTGCGGATACGTTCTTCACGCTCGGTCATGTTTGTCATGGCGCCTGTGCAAAAATCTGTGCGGTCATTGGGTTAGTGAATACCTGTGCTTTACACAGACTTGGGACGAGGCTTACCGTCAAAGCCAGGAATATAGCGGTCTTCATAATCATCCCTCGTAAAAAACTCTTTGAGTGTTACCGGGAGCTGGTCAATCGGATTCATCGACGCCTGAGCACGCGATAGTCTTGCTTCTTCAGCTTGGATAAGGTCATCGGCTTCCGAGTCCAATGCGACCATTTCAGTCGTAGGATTAATAACTGGGTACGAGGTGTCAGTTCCCACCAGTGTACCTTTTTCGTCGCCGAGGTGTTCATTCTCTTTGTCCCCAGGCAGCCATACATCTGATTTGATGTCAGCATTACGAAGCTGGTGTGCGACTTTCAAACGATACTTTGCCATAATATCTCCTTACGAGGGCGGCACAACGCGGTGAGACAAGTGCCGCCCTCTACCCGCAGGCCAGGCCGTTAGCCTTTGGGGTACTGTTCCTCATTAGGCTTGCTTGGCCGAATGTCCTCATCTTTCGGAGGTTTCGGTGTCGCTGGCCCAGGAGCAGGAGTTGTACTACCTCCGCGCGTCGGCGAGGCTACGGAGGTGTGCGATGGTTGGCGTGCTGCGCCCGGCGGATTCGTCACCGGCCGTGGAGGGATCGTTGGGGCTATCGAGGCTTCACCTCGTTTTCCTTCACGATCTTCTTCTTCCCACTTCCGTTCAGCCCGTTGCTGCGGCGAAACCGGCTCTGAGCTTTCATCGAGCTTCTTTTGTTCCTCGGCCTCCTTTTCGCGCGCCTTCACTACCTCTTCGTTCTGGTTTTCCCACTGCGGTCCTATCCCATACAGCTTACGATGGACCTCTCGTACCTTCTCCCGCGACTGGTCATCGAGACCCTCCATCTGTGGTGTTGGGTCCATATCTTTGCCGTCTGGATACTTCCAGGGGTAGCCAGTGTCGTCGCCGACCTCGGTTCCCTCTTCCAGACGTTCCCCGCCTGACAACACATGCGGGCCGAGCAGTTTGTATTTCATGACACACCTCTAGTTTGGAATAGTTATGCCCGGCGGATACACTACGTAGTCGGCGCGATCGAGCACGATCGCTGCAAACAGGGTGCCCGTCGAGTGGGTACCTGCCGTCACGTACTGAAGCCGATAGAACCGCGGGAGCGCTGCTCCAGGAGGTGGTCTCGGCACATCCATCGGTAACAGATAACGGCCAATAACCAAGTCTGCTTCAAGTACGGCAGCACTCTCCACATAGGTTGTCCATGTCCCCGGCGACCCTGCATTATTCGGGGCACCTTGGAATTGGACTTGAAGCGATGTTCCAGCGGTGAACGCAGTCTGTACCACACACAGTAGTTTCAGGGCGGGATCGTCCCCGATACCCATATCGCGAGCATTCACCAGGTCAATGATGTTGGTCGATTGCTGGGTTCCGGTAGTTGGTGTGTCAGGGCTGCCTGCAACACCTGGCGTGCCCGTGAATTGAAGTGCACCATCGATAATCATATCAGTCTCCTTAGACTACACGAGCTTCGGTCGAGAGGATGGCATCAACCGTCCTCACAGGGATACCGCGGAACATCGTTACTACCTGGCCCTGGAATTGCTCCAACGTGAGCAACACATTGGTCTTATTCATCGCCTGAAGATCAAGGTAAGTCCTCACAACGCGGTTGCAGTACATCACCGTTCTGCCCATGCTTCCAGAGATGGTAGGAGCATCCGAGGTCTGAATAGCATTGGTCCTCGGAGAAGCCGTCGGCAAGCGATAGAGGCCGCGGACCATGCCGTTAATCAAGTTGGCCGCGCTGCCGCCATTGAGAAGGGTTACGTCGATATTGGCCAGCCGAACATTGTAGCGCCAGTCCCTGACAGTAAGTCCTATCTCCCATTTGAAATGGTCACGATAAGCCTGGTAAGTATTACCAGCGGTATCCTGTACTGGCCATTCGCCCATGTCCCTATGCTGGAGACCAGTCATTTTCCCTTTGGGGAAGATGCCGTGCGTTGTGTTCGCGCCCCAAGTAATTACCCAAGCACTGGTATTGGTACCAGCTGTACCTCCCATATCAACCACATTGGCCGCGCTCGTAGCTGTAGCCGAATTGACCGTCGAGTAGCGTGGGGCGAAGCCAGTGAAGCGTTCCGGGTTAATTGCCTGGTTACCATAGATCAGCGTCGTCGCGACCTGTTGGTTCATTCCCTCCAAAAAAGCTACGACCTCACTCGCCCTGAAGTCGGCTGTATTTCCATTCAGATCAGCGATGTCCTTATCAACCAGAGCGTAAGCCTCTAAGTTACCGCAGGTATCTATGACCGGCGCGGTCGTGCTCTTAGAGTTAGGCACACCGTAATTAAGGAGTCGCCACGTTGCAGTCGGCAGTCCTGTACGAACTGTCGTCTTGTGCCCGGTTGGCAGGTTTCCTTCAAGCACGAGCATATCGAGCAGGATCTCGTTGGTCTGCGATAGAAGCTCGATGATGTACCCGATCTTATAACCATCCTCTACTCGCTTTGCCCAATCGGCATAAGTGAGTACAGTTGTTCCCAAAGTCGCCATATTTCCAGTCCTCAGTTAAGTCTAGGTCCACCTATATGCGGGCCACCTGACCCATATATAGCTTCACCCAACGATCCAGGCGCTCTATTCGAACTGGTCGGTGCGCCTCGTACTGGCCCTCCTTCGCTTAGAGCCTTTGCCCAGCGAACTAAGGTCCGTACTATAGCTGGATGATTGCCCGCACCCGTAAAGGCAAGGGCCTCTCGTAGTTTAGGATCAGACAACTCTGGATCGCTAGCAACTTTGGCAAATGTCTGCAATGCGCCATCGAGATTGTCGCCGCCAATTTCCTTATCAGCCCTAATCTCGGCTTGCCAATCCGCGTTCTGTTTATCCCAATTCGCCTGTAGCTTTTGAGAGACAGCTGCGGATTGCTTGGCCGCTAGTTCCAATAAGGTTTGTGCCGCAGGCATAGCAAGGCCATGCTCCTTGGCAAGGTTCGTAAATTCACCAAACAGGGCATCGTCCTTCGCAAGACCCTCCGGTAATGTGATCTTCTCGGCGTCAAAGGGTTCCGCAACAGGGGCCGGCGTTTGTCCGAGAATACTATCCGCTGGTGGTGGTGTCTCCGGTGTCGTCTCCGTCGAGGGGGTTATAGTCTCCGCGAGAACTTCCGCTTGGTCGCTCACCACTCATCTCCTTAAGCATCTGTAAGAACATATCTGGATTGGCTTCCTGAATATCTCCCAGAAGCCGGAGTCCCTGACTTCGTTCCCCTTCGAGGAACGCCAGTCGCATCGCATTTCCAGACATTGAGGTGTGCCAGACATGACATTCGCTCAAGAGGCCCCATACCCATCGTCTTCCCGCAGGATCACCGAGGAGGCGCCCTAGCGCCTGCATCTCCTCGTTACGCCGCGCCTTCATTTCCCAGCATCACCTGAAGCGCATTGGCCCCGCCGCCAACGTCTGTTTCCGAAAGTGTCTTAGCTCCTTGCACTGCGCCCATACCTAGCTGCGCAGCCTGTGCTACCTGTGCCTGTCGAGCGCGCTCCTGTCGCATTTCCGCCACTTTGTCATCACCGATTACAATCTTGGGCGTTACTCCCAGGGCAGCCGCGTACTCATCGATCGTTTGATCCGGGTCCAGCTTGTCCAGTATTTCCGGTTTCACGGCCGCGATATTGCCGGCAAATCCCCACAGCTTTTCGATACCAGCTGTCGATATACCACGCTGTGCCATCGACAACATCGAAATGTAATCGACCTGGATGTGCGTTGCAGTCTGGCGAAGTTTATCCGGGGCCGGCGGCAACAGTCGGCCGCGATACATGATGCCCCAGACCCGATCAATCGCCGAGCCTAGGCCCTCCCGTGACGACAGTATGCGTTCCAGGACAGGGCCAAGCAGCACCATCTTTTCTTCTCGCCGGGCATCTATCTCTGTAGCGGTCCTAACCGTCTGTAGGTCAGTGATACCAGTAAACAGATCATTATGGAATGTGATCTTTATTCGCTGCTGGACCTCTCTGATGTCCTGCATCATCTCTCCGATCGGCGGCATCACCGTATAGACAGGGCGGGCACCCTCTCGGTCCCGGCTCAGCCCGCTAACGTAGGTCGTGCCACCAGGAAGAAGGGACATTGGCTGGTTCTTCAGTTGAACATCCGCCAGCATCGGAGGATTGACCATCTTATCAATCGCCTGCGCTTTACGACGGGTTTCCTGTTGAAGCTGTTTTATGTCACCAAGCGCATCCATACCCGGCGATCGTCCATACGCATCGTTAGACTGGACATCCCAGCGCGGCGCCATTACTGGCCAATCGTAGAAGCCCTTGGCCCGAAGCAGCGTGTCGTTCGACGAACCGACTTCCCAATAGACTTCACGAAACGGGAATTTCTTCGGTACCAGGCCAAATTCTCCGCGATTAGGCTCAACTATGTGTCCGATTACCCTCTCTTTGCCTTTCAGTGCGCCCTCTTTAGCAGCATCGCGCACTTCTTTAGATACCTTTTCCTCACCAAACTCGTCTACCATTTGGGAGTTAGTTAGTACAAATTCCCGTCCAACTGTGCCTACTTCGAGGTCATTGTTCAGGTCAAAAAAGAACTCGCCCAGACATGGATTGTTGCAGTGAATTACGTTATCGTAGTTATCATATATGAGGACACAGGCCGACCCAAACACCACCAGGTCAAAATACATGATGGCCATTGACTGATAGAAATTGCTTTCCTGGAATACCGTCATCATACGGCGTTCGCAGTCGCTCAACCATCCCTGTACGTCATAATCTTCCTCGTAGCCCTCTATCCGCAGTTTGAACCAGGGCCGGGTTGGCGAAGTGATGCCATTCATCATTCCACTCGCCAAGGTCCTAGCCGCCAGCGTGCCAGTGCTGTCGATTATGTTGCCGTTAATCTGGCTGCCGCGCGCCATGTTGTTCGCCATGACGAGCCAGCGGTAGCGGCGCGGCAGTATGAAGTCCGCCAGCTCGCGCCAATGCACAAGCCAGCTGTTGCGCACGGTGCGCAGATTGGCAAGCCTGTCATTGGCGTAGCGGCGATATTCTTCGCTCAAGCTATTGGCCTAGTAACGTCTTGTTCTTGGTCTGCAACGTGCCGCTCGCCCCGAGCGGGCCGGTCAGGATTGTGTCGCTGAGCGTCCCAAACCGGCCAATGTTTGTGTTAGGCGCGACGCTAGCCTGGGACGCATATGTCGGCGGGCTGGCTGGCGGCGGTGGTGGTAGAGGTGGGGCGGGTGTCTTGGCTCCTCCGCCAAATAGTCCCATTACTGCCTCACTTCAGAAAGACTTGTTCGACCAGTAGCTTCTAACTTCTTGCGTATACTGTCGCACGACTCGATTGTCGAAATGTACTTCCCGTCAGAAGTAAATACTAAACATCGCGTTCCAGCGGGCCAGTGTCCCGTATTTGTCCCATGTGGCTCTCGGATATTTATTACCAAGTCAGGATTTACGAAAATCCTTTGACCCCCGATACCTTGTAGTTCGACAAGCGACGCTACAAGAAGCGCTACAGTGCTCATCCGAGTTCCATCGCTCATGAGCTGCGAGCGATCGCAAAGCGGTACGACTTCCATACCCCCGGCGCGGTCGCGATAAAGCGCGCCCAGAAACCGTTGGTCAGCGGAACGCCAGTGGTTCCGGCAGCGCCGTCGATCGTGCTGCCACCTGCCGCATAGACCCGGATCGGGTTAGCTGGGCCGTCATTGTAGACATCGACCCACAGCCCGGTTGCGTTGGCGAGATCGCCATACGTCGTCGGCAACAAAAGGACGCCTGTCCCAGCCGCTCCGCTGGTCACAATATTGGTCTGCTTGGTTAGATCGGGAGCGCCATTGATGTCTGCTCCGGTTGCCGTCACAACCGACAAACCGCCGACGAGAAACGTATTCGTCGCGACCTGTTTTGTCGCGCTGGTTTTGCCGGTATTGATCTGGTCGCCAGTAACAGTGACCTGTCGATTACCTATATCCAGCTTTAAAAGCTCGGTTGTCCCGTTGGTTATCGCCAGCCCATCCCAGTTGCCGTAGGCGCTGCCGGAATAAACGAAGACAATGTCGGCGTAACGGGTCGCTGTAGCTGGGTCGCTGGCGACCGTGGCACTGTCGTAAAAACGAAGACGGGTTTCCTTACCGCCGTTGTGGTTGTTGTACAACGACAGCCAGCCATTATAATTACTCCAATACTGACTGGAGCCGCTATTCTGTAGCCCAAGACACATAGAACCGCCGTCGGCGCATCGGCCGGTCCCCCCGGCGCTATGCAGCATCAGGGCACCCGATCCATTGAAATTGGAGTACCCGATCGCCTTGTCGCGGTTAGTGCTGGTCGGGTCTGTCGGTCCCCAAACAATGTCGGTGTTGTTGTTGGCATTGTCGGCAAACCTAATGCCGAGGGACGAGGACCGAATATCCAGTCCGGTCCTGACTCCGGACAAGTTGATCCCGTTATCCCACCCGTTCTG